ATCTTTTACAACTGGTGCTCCAAATGGGTCAACTGACATAACTTGCTTATCAATAAGGGTAATTGGTATTCCATGTATCTTCCCCATAGATATTGATCCCCCCTATTTTTTGTCGTTTCAGTCCTAACCGTTTGAGTTCCGAATCTTTAATAAATAATCCACCGCCAGGACTCAGATAGGTGCCAGACCAAGTATAGCCAAGTGCCGATTGACTTTCTTGTACCATTGGTTGACCTGTGGTTGGAGTCATGAGTGTCCTAGCGATGATGTCAACTGTAATAGCTTTTAAAACACTTGCGTAAGACACGCTATCGGCAAATGACTGGTCTAAATCTTTACCTACTTTTTCAGCTTCCAAGCGTAACGTGTCAGAGACGACTGCCAAGAGCGCCTCTGCACGTAACATTTCATCTGTTGTCAATGGTCTCCACAATAACGAAACATCTTCAACTGTTGCAAAATTAGCCATCATAACCTCCTATTTCGAGGCTACTTAGCCTCTTCTTTCTTTTCCTTAACTGTCTCTTTTACAAGTTCCCAATCACCAGAAAGGACAGAATCTGTTACGACTACCGCCCCAGTGTTTTTATCTTTGTAAATTGCCATAAATTCCTCCTAAAATTAATCTTGAACTTCTACACGAGCGAATGCTTTTTCGTCAAGGATGCCCCATCCGATGAACGCTTCAGAACGTAGTAAAATTTCATTGTACGCTTTAAGGTCACGACCAGAACCATCTGGATCACCATATTCAATAATTTCAAGTGGAATATTTTCTGCGTATCCCCATTTAAATTTACTTTGGAAGTCACCGACAATAGCGTGGTCTGTTTTAGCAGTACCGCCTTTTACTGTAAGTGTTTTGTTCATGTCTAGATTCATGTTAAAGAAATTATCTGGACGTTGCCCAAAGCGGAATTCTGGATATGCTGGTAATTTATCAGCGCCCAATTTAATTTTAGACATGTCTTGTCCTGCTTGAGGTGATAGAGCGATACCAGTTACTTCATTTCCGTTAACCACAATAGTGTTAACTGCAGAATCAATATTATCGTCAATTGTAGCTGCGTCGTATTTAACTACGTTTTCAGTAACAACTCCATCAAATGAGTTAGTAGCTTTGAACGATGCATCAGTAAGAGTGCGAGGTTCTAAACCGTGAATAGCTGCAATGTCAAACGCTTCTGCCATTTTTTTAGCAAATCCATCTGCATAGTGTTTTAAGAAGTTTAAACGTTTTTCTTCAGATGCATATTTAAATTCATCCGTCATACGTGCTTGATAAACAAATTTCATTGGCTTAATGATTTTAGATTTTACTGTTGCTGTTGATCCTAATTTTTGTTCGCCTTCACCAACAATTTGAGCGTTTCCGTCTAAATTAAAAATAAATTGCTCAACTCCGTTAAACGGGATTGGTGTTTGTGTTGATAACTTAGCAAGTGTAGAGTGACCTTGCACTTTGCTCATGATTTCTGTTACTAATTCTGGTTTAAATAGTGTTCCTGCTTTAATTGCGTCTGCCATGTTTTTTAATCTCCTTTGTTAGTTAAGTTTCGAGCCATTTCTGCCCAGCTTGCTTCTTTTTTGTCAGAAATGGTTGGTTCATTTGATTTTAAAGGTGGCGTCGGTTGTTTTGGCGCCAAATAACTTGCTAGTCGTTCAGCATCTGCTTTAAAACTGTCCTCATCATCACCTTGAAGTCTATCAGCTAAGTCAAGTGGCAAGCCATATTCGGTTGCGATGCGTTGCTTAGCGGTTTGTAATTTAGTTTGAGTTAAGTCACCATTTAATGATTCAACCTGAGAGCTTAACTCTGTTTCTCTAGTTTTTAAATCATTAATCGTATTTTGGTAAGTTGTTTCTTTAGCTTCAAAATCAGCCAATTGTTTTTTTAAGTCTTCATAGTCTGCATATTTCTCACGTTCTCTAGATAAACGTGCTTTAATAACTGCATCCAATTCTTCTTGGGTTTCAATAATTTTAAAATCTGACATATAACGTCCTTTCTCCTGCTTTGCCCTGCAGTTCGGTAATTTTTTGTATTAAGAAGGTCTCTTAATAACTAATTCTTTGCTTTCTTTTAGGCTTAGTTGTTGCACAAAGCCAGTGCGCTAGCAATGCACTATCCATTAGACTAATATCCCTATCATCAAAAAGCGACTTGTAACCAAAACCACCGTTTGAACCGATATTGCGTTTTGTACAGTTGGTTGCAACGGCAGTTAGCGATGGCTGATTATTATGACTTAATGTTCCTTGAGCGATAGCCTGTTCCCACATTGCATTGGCTGTTATGACCTCTGCAACCGTTGGAAGAATCGGAGCTTTAAGTCTAAATTCTTTCATTTCAGCTTCAAGAATTCGTTGACCGTTTGCGCCATCGACTACGACTTTTTCAACATCTGCATTTTTCAAGAAATTGATTATCCATTGCGAACCGTTTCTGATTGATACACAGTCAATTGTTTCAACAAAGACTTTTTCGTCTTTGGTTCTGACTGCGATTGACATCGAAACGTTATTGCCGTCTTGCCCGTATTTAACTGCAACAAAAAGCTTACTGTTAAATTCTGGTATTTCCTCAATTTCAAGTGCAGACCAATCTTTTTCAGAAATGTCTGATTTCATATTGAACGTAGGCCAATAGCCTAGACGTTGAATATTGTGGTCAAGTCCGTTTTCGCCAAGCTCTGCTTCGATTTTACGCTCGTTTAAATGATAACCCATTGATGGATTTGTTAGATACCAACTATCGGTGTCGTGAATATCCTTTATGGCATCCACAGACCACTCTGCCCAACCCGAATACTTTTTATCGCCTTTTAAAACATCTTTACGATAATTTTCGAAGACAGTACCAGTTGAGACTTCAGTAGGTGGTGTACCTAGCATAATTGTCATGGGGTTGTCACTGTCAGAAACGGTATATTTTAAAGCAGTCTCTTGCTCGACTGTGTACTCTTGCGCCTCGTCAATTACAAGCATGTCAAACCCTTCACCAAGTCCACCGTTCGATGTTCTTGTTCGGAATTGAATGACGGCACTTGTTGCCTTAAATTCAATACGTTCTTGCCCTTTTGCTTTGTTAGAAGTGAAATCTTCGCCGTCAACATAGCCAGACATTTCAAGGTATTTTTTTAACTTTAAAAATGACGAATGCGATGTGCTAATTCTGTGTGCGGTATGCAACATATTTAGCCCGTTATGCAATCCCCACAATTCCAAAAGATAAACAACCTCTGTTTTACCGTTACGCCGAGGAAGTGAGTAACCATATTTTTGATGTACCCACAGACCGTCATCGTTGACAGCCATTATGTCCTCTAGCAGATATTTTTGCCAGTCGTAGTATTTAAGTCCAGTCTTTGCATAATAACCAAGCGCTTCGGGTGCTAGTGTTTTAGTCCAATGTAAGTTTACCGATTGAGTGGGATGTTGATTGCCAAGTTTTTCTTTAGTTTTGACCATCACTGTTTCCTTTCAACCGTATTGCATGATAACCCTGTCGCTGGGAGATGTTAGATCACTTCCTTTCTCCCTCGTTTAATCGTTCGAGCTTGTAAGTCATGTGATAAAACATTAATAAAACGTCATTCAGTGGTACAGTGTTCATTCTGGTGGTTTCTTGATGATTCGGTTTAAATTTACTATTGCTTGTTTTTGCAACTCATCTGGCATATCCTCAAAAAATCTCACTACATCATTGCGGTGTACGTTTTCCATGATGTTCCACTCCTTTTTATTCAGCTAATTCATAAGTCGCTTCAAAAATATCTGGCTTGCACGGGTAAAACTCACCTTGAACGCCTTTGATGATGTAATCGCCATTTACTGCTTTAGCAACTGAATCAATCGTTTTAATGCTGATTTCAGTGAATGGAATTCCTTTTCCGACTTGCCAAGCGGTATCAGATAACACTTCGTAACTTAGAAAAAATTCTCCTGTGAACTCTTGAATTTCTATCATGTTACTTCCGTCCCATTGAACAACGTCAACTATTACTGGTTTCTTTCTGTATTTCATCGAATACCCTCCTCATTCGTTTCAATGTTTCCTCTTTTTCTTCGTTTAAATATTTATCGTATACTTTTCCTTACCTCCATCTTTTAGAATAAGCATTCTGTATGCCACGTCCGTCTTTTGGATGGTATTCAACGACACAGTCACAATTTTCATGTCTTGCATAAATGATTTTATCTACTGGATAGTCGTAAGTTCCAGCAAGTTCTTCACACCACTTGCAACATTTACCAACCACATATCTAGTTAGTTTTGGTTTTAAACCAGCCTTTGCATGAAAATCGACATTAGTCATAATAAAATCATCAATGACTGACTGTGAGAAATTGACAATAGGGTCTTTTAAAATCCATTTGACTTCATCAAAGTTATCTTCGGCAGATAATCGATTGACTAAGCCATCGACCTTATCTTGATTGATTTTATTTCTCTTTGGTTTTAAACCGATACCAGCTTCTTTATTCAAGGCGGTTTGTAATTCGACTGCGTAGTCAGTAACCAACGTATGATTATTTCCAAGCGTCTCATTTAATATCCTTTCAGCAATATTAAAAAACATCTTGCCATCTGGCAAAATGCTCGCGGATAATTTACTATCAAAAACCTCTGCTAAAATTTCGCCAACCTCTTGAGCATATAAATAAGCATTGGCGTGGTTTTTGTTTTCTAACAACTTTGGTATTTTTTTATTGCTTTTATACTTACTCAAAAATTCTTTTTTTAAGTCATCTAATAATTTCGGAACAATATCATCAACCATCTATACCACCATCCTTAATGCCTGTTGTTTGGAATAATACTTCACCAATATTCAATTCTGGATAGGCTTGAGAAATCTTAATTAAGCCGTCTCCGATTGTTGAAAGACTAGCACCGTCAATTTCAAACAATGGTTCCCAAATGATTCTGGTGTTCATAAACATTGTTCGCTCGTATGGTTGATTATCACGTAAGCATACAGCAACATAAGCGACATTTAAAAATCCACTTGCGAATGATCGTTGCGCTTTTTTAGCAGATGCACGTAAGTTCTCGTGGCTTGCCTTGATAGCCTCAACGCTCGATGGATTGTCAGACGGAAAACCAAGGTCATCTAGTGTCAATCCAGAACCACCCGCGAATAACGATGCATACATTTTTAACTGACCGTAAAATGGTTCCATGCTCGCTGTAGCGAATTGCCCGACAACTGGCTTATCTCCGTCATCGTCTTTAGTAATCTCTAAAACGGTTGAAACTGTCGCTTTCCACTTATCTAATGCCTCGGCATCTTGGCTTGTTCCTAAAACGTATTTTTGTGGGAACGAATAAAATTCTGCGGTTGCTTCGGCACGTTCCAAAGTACGTTTGGCGGCTTTTTGCTGATACATTCCCGACCGTGTGATTCGACTACGACCGAATGGTCTTACTGCATCGGGTCTGTGGATAATCGGTACCAGTAACGGTTGATTAGTCGGATTTGGAATGCTATACGGTTCTCCACCTTTTGGATAGTACCATGTTTCTGTTGGTGTAAAATATGCTTCTAAAATAGGATTGTCATTTTGGTCAGTTTCTAAAACTGCATACCCCTCAGCCAACAGGAAAGTCGTTGGGTCTAAAATGCCAGTCGCTTTACTTGCTTCAATGACTTGCAAACGTGGCAACCCATCTTCTACTTTTGAAATATAGACGAATGCACACGAGCCAATCAACGCTGACTGAATTGCTGTGTCAAAAAAGATATCTGGATTGTTTGCTTTGAATATTTCCGTTGCATTAAAATCATCGTTACCAAATTCACGGAAAACGATTCTATCTGCTAAGGCGTCAACGCCTTTTGTAGTCCATTCTAAGACAGACCGATAGGCACTTTTAACATTGTATGGCATGACAATACTCATTGTGTTATCAATGTCATGCATTGCATAATAACGATAGCGTTTTTCAACACCCATTTTATAAAGTGATAACTTTCTACGTAAGAAGTTCATTCCGGTTTGTTTCATTTGATTTTCTCCATTATTAGTTTTTCAAAGTCGGGATCGTGGATATCTATTCCCTCAATTAATACCCGACCGACATAGCCAAATCGCTTTTCGTTTTCTAAAAGCTCTTGTTTTTTCTTTTGGTAATATTTTTCAATATCACGTATCTTTTTTGGTTTAGTAGAGTTTTCGATGTTAGTCTTTAACTCTGCTTCTTTACGTTCTTTTTCCTCTTTGCGCTTTTTTCGCATTAATAGTTTCTGTTTTTCTGCGATACCTATTTTTCGGCACTCATCGCTACAATACGTTGCACGGTTTGAGGTTGTCTCAAATGACTTTCCGCATATTGCGCATATTTTTTTCATTTGTCCTCCAATCTATATCCTAACGTGAATAAAAATGTA